CAATCGTAAAATGTTCTAAATCGTTCAGGATATTGATGCTGAAAATGCAACATAAGCGTACTTATTGCGACAGGGTATAAGCAGGCTGCGTAGTTATTTACTAAAGGATAGAAACGGCAGGTTCAGTAAACTCAATCCGCTGGCGTTGATGGCGAAGAAAAAATAGCGACAAAGTGGCGGCACAGAGTCCAGCAGAATAGAACAGGAAGTAACAGGATCGGGTTTAACTGATCGATTTCACAATAAGTCATTGATACGAAATGCCAACCAAAAAAAGACCGAATACGTTATTCGGCCTTAAAAAACAATAGTTTAGTTGCGCTAATGGCGATAAAAAGGCTACAACTTTTATTCATAGCGAAAAATTACATTCTCTTAATGCGGTTATCCATATCATAATTTACTGCTTGCATGCATTGCTATTGTCCTCATTTCATATAGCCAATTATGAAAGGCAAAAGTATGGGATCCCCTGAGAAAAGACCATGCTAATTCAGAAGGCTTCTTTAGATGAGAAAAATTATAGTGAATCACCATTTGACTTGAGAGCTCACTAATTGTTTCAACATTCTTGTGAGCACAAGCATTTCTTGCTTTTTGTAGATGGTTAATAGAGGTAAGCCCCATACCAAAAGCTATTAGTAATTGATTTTTATTAATGGGATTTATCGCCTGTATGACATCGATCATTACGCTTAAATCGCCCCAAGTAGGTTCATATCTCATTAAAAAATTATGATGACCATTGACGCTTGTGCTACTAATATTTTTTCTGTTTCTAGCTTCATATCCAAGTCGCTTCCATGAGTTGTCATGTACAGATGTCCTTTTAACAATGATAGCTCCATTAAGACACTCTCCACCTCGGCAAGAAGCGTGGACAACATTCCTGCAATATAAACACCACGTTTGCCAAATATCTGACATTAGACTTTCAGTTAACCTATCAAAAGTCCAATCATCTAATGATGGCCTTAATTTTCTGAGTTCATCAATTCTAGTTTCATGAACAGCACAACGTGATATTAAAGCCTTATATAATATTTTCATTTTTCATCCTTAAATAATCGCTTTAATAATCTCCTCAGTTCTTACAGTTCGTTGATGTTGCTTAGTGGTAGTTGATAAACATGCTTCAACGTAGTCCTTTAAGTTACCGCTTATATCTTGCATTTCATGCGCATCAGACAACACTTGCAGCTTAGGTATTATTGCCTGAACATTAGGCCTATAATTGGCATTTGCACTAAAACCCAGCTTTCTTTCCAAATCATCACTTCCTGGGAAACCATATTTTACGGCAATGTATGCGCAGAAAATAGAATGAACAACATAGGATTTCATCATGAAACTTTCACTTAAATCAGATAAGTCGTGCTTTAAAAAATTGAAAAATGCGTCAAGCTTATCATTATAACTTGCTTCATCATTAAATTGGTCATCAAAGCTTTTATACATCCGCTCTACATCAGTTGTATTTCTGCTTACAATACCTCTTTGAAAAACTATTGCTAATTCAGATATAAATTCTGCATCTCCCATTCTAGATAGCACTTTTGGGGTGAGAATATTATACTTTTCAAGAAGATCAGAATACATGCTGGCTTTTTCTACAATAAACCATTTATAAATCCCTTGATACGTAGCGTGCCTTTTTTCAGCGGATGTTAGAGGGGAAGTATAAGCATTCATTCTCCTAAACATTTCAAGCAGCTGTCCTCTCGTTGCTGCATAAATTGTTGAGGTCTCTACTTGGAAACTTATAAATTTCTGCCTTACATCATCAGGTAAATCTTCAAATTTCATCCCAGCATAGCGTTTTGATGCACTTGTGAGTGCAAATTTATTTTTATAAAAATCTAAAATTGTTGTTACACGCTGCTGCCCATCCACAACCTCTTTAATAGGTCGATTTGTTTTACCATCAAAAACTTGATACAGATAAATTTTAGGAAATGGATATTCTTCTAAAATTGTATCTATAAAATAGCTTTTAGCTGATGCTGGCCATATCCCATTTCCTCTTTGATAGTCTTTATTAATAACCAGTTCTTTTCTTTCCAATGAACTGATCATATCAATCAAAGTTATTTGTCCAACACTCGTATTCATCAATCTTTCCTTATTAATTTAGTAAACATTTTGAATTATTTTTCTTATTCTACCGATACATCTGATCTCATTAATGTTACAAACATGTTCAAAATGAATATTTTTTAATTTTACTTTATCTTTTGGCACTCTATAGGCATCATAGATATCATGCATACCATCAACTTCAAGAAGATATTTACCATTAGCAATTTCACCTTCAGAAAAATCAATAATATACATTACTTCTTCTTTTTCAACTACCTTGTAATCACCTTGTTGATTAGTTATCAATTCAATATCACAAATCCATTCTCCCTTTTTTATAAGCTTACCAGCACTAAGGGCAAATTTAGCTAGAGTAAAATTATTTAACTTAGAATTATTATTTTCATCTTTTTCAATTCCAAGAGCCAACCAGTCTAATGAAGTACCAGTTTCAATGGCACATGCCACTACAATATCACCCGGAAAAAAATTACGCCTAATCCATGTACTTACTGTACCAGAGGAAATTTGAAACTGATCGCATAATTCTTTTTGAAGGGAAAATCCATATGCCTCTAATACACGCTGTAAAACAGCCTTGCCACCATTTTTCTGAATTTCTTCATATAATTTTTTACCTCTAAGCATGCTACTACGCTCATGCTTTCTGTTCGCATTTGCAAGCTCGCCCAAAACTAGCCATTGCACAGTTACACCTGTGTCTAGGGAGCATTGAATAATCGCGTTCCCGGGTACCTGATCTCGCTGCACCCATCCTGCAATATTGCTTTTGGCTATACCTAGATGCTCAGCAAGTTCTTTCTGCATAGTGAAGCCATAAGCGGTAAGCATTCGCTCAAGAACTTCTATACCCGCAGCATTTTCTATGCGCATCGCACAACCTTGAATTTTATTTTCTTATTTAAAGATAAGAAAAACGGATCTACAGTATCTACACACCACATGTAACACCATAGAACACGTCCAGTGAATTGGAGATATTGCTTCATGCAAACTGAAAATGCAAACAGTCAGAACGCATTTGACTTAGTGCAATCTCAAGATTTTATTGCCAATGTCGCAGCGATTTTGATGCCAGCCATCAGCGAAGCGGTAAACGACGCCGTAAACAAAGCCGTCACGCTTGCTACATCCCCAACAATGTCCAAGCAGGACTTTGCTACAGCTAACCGCATTAGCCTGTCAGTGCTGGAGAAATGGATTGCTAACGGTGTTGTGCTACTCGCTCCTACCCCATCTTTCACCTACACACAGAACCGAACCAATCGTAAGACCGGCGAAGTGGTAGAAACCACCATGACCAAACATGGTAATCCGCTTATCAATGTTGCTGCATGGCGTGAGAAGAACCGCCAACAAGCAATCAAATGCCGTTACATCAAACCATAACTTGATTTTGCAAGTTAAGAAGGATCTGAGCATGTTTGATTTCAAGGTTTCTACCCATACCCATTACGACGATGCCTGTCACAAATTCGCGTTAGCTCACAACATGGAAGACGTCGCTAAGCAGTCCGGCATGCGTGCGCAAACGCTGCGTAATAAGCTGAATCCAGACCAGCCGCATCAGCTTACCGTCTTAGAAGTTTTAGCCCTTACCGATGTCACTGAGGATGCAACGTTAGTTGATGGCCTGCTGGCGCAAATCCAATGCCTCCCCTGCGTGCCGGTAAACGAAGTCGCAGATGAAAAATTCCCCCTGTATGTCATGAAAGCCACCGCAGAAGTAGGCCAGTTAGCAGCTGGGGCAGCTTCTACAGAAGCTATGACAGCCAACTGTAAACGAGGCCTTCTGCAAAACGTTAATACCGGTATTCGCTGCTTAACACTGGCTGCAATGGCGGTACAGGCGCGTATTCAGTCTAACCCGGCACTGTCCTCAACCGTCGATGCCATCAGCGGAAGGCCACACAATCAAGATTGGAGAGCTTTCTTACTGGAGCGGAACAAGCGGCTATCTGTTCCATAGACGTCGCATAAATGCCGCCCCATTAAAGCGCTTCAATGCACTAGCGAGAAAAAGAGGCATACAGTTGCCTGATTAATAAAACGGCAGTCGGACTAATCTGAGCCGCACGATTGTTTACGATTTTAGTTCATCATGA